AAAGGGCGAAGGATGGGCTTCTACAAGCGTCCGCTGCGGTAATGCTGTTGGCTATGTCACCTATGACGAGGTTTCACAGTCCACGGCGAAGGTTCACGAACTGATTGCAGCAGCGATTCAGATTACAAATGCGGGGGCGGTTAAAATCAAGACGGAAAAGCCGAACAAGATTGGCCGCGTATTCCACCTTATCGACAAACACAATGCCGATGAGAAAACCGAAATTCGCCAGCAAGAGGCGTATCGCAGTTGGGACAACCTTTATGAGAATGGCGACCTGATTCCAATCCATGTGCGAGAGGATATGTACCGCCGAAATTCAAAAGCGGAACTTGGAGACACAAGGCCGCTGCCGTACCTCAAAGATTTGTTCCAATTTGCGCTTGATGCAACGGAATCCGGCGACGTTATTATCTGGGGAAATTCCGACACCATACTTCACCCTGACATAGTGGAATATTCCAAGATGCACACAGCGGTCTATGGTGCTTGCTCGTTCTTTAGAACCGAGTTTGCTCACAAACCGACTCCGCTGGACTATTCTCCCAGAGATTATGCCAGCCAAGGACGGGGGAAGCACATTGGTAGAGACGCATTCGCTTTCAGCCGCGACTGGATGGTGAAGAACTGGGATAGAATCCCTGACGCCGTGCTAGCAGCGAGCATGTGGGATATTCACATGGCCTGCCTGATTCGGCTGGACTACAAGATTTTGACCACGAACAAGAATATTGGCGAACAGATGTTTCCAGCAGAGTCGGAACTAGGCATGGTAGGCCACATTGCGCACCATTCTGCTTGGAACATGGCTAACCCAAATCAGAATCCGTCTAACGCGCACAACGGCCAACTGTTCAAGAAATTCGCCGAAAAATATCTACCTGAATTGAAGGTGACGCCGGAGGGGAATTTAGCATGAAATTGATTATTTTCACAATCGTTCTGGATGGTCAGCCATTTTTATCAAGGCACCTTGAGGAATTTGAAAAGCTTTCAATCCCTTGGGAATGGAGAATTTCAGAAGGCACCAGTGCGAACACGAACTGTACGACATGGTGCAAGCCTCAGATGCCGAGCTTGTCCCGCGACGGAAGCAGTGAATACCTGACAAAGATTTCCAAGCATCCCAATGTTAAGATTCGCCGTCGCATGCTGTGGGCTGGTGGAAAAGTTGAGATGTGTAATGCCTGTCTTTCGGGAATCGAAGAGGATTGCATTTTGCTTCAAGTCGATGTTGACGAATTTTTCAGCGCGGGACAGATGGAGCGAATTGTTGAGATGTTCGAGGAGCAACCGGATGCTATGCGGGCATTTTTCTGGTGTAGATATTTCCTCGGAAGGAATATCGTTGCGACAAATACCGATGGTTACTCAAACCGAAAAGTGGGCGAGTGGTTGCGGGCATTCCGATACACCAAGGGCATGCAGTTTAGCCGCCATGAGCCGCCCGTATTGAATGAAAACAGAGGGCTTGCCATTACTCGCGACGAAACAGGCAGGCAAGGGCTGGTATTTGAGCATTTCGCTTGGTCGCTGGAAAGTCAGATTGCGGCCAAGGCGAGGCTGTACCCGTACCCAAATGCTTTGGAGCATTGGAAAAGACTTCAAGAAAACAAGGTTTGGCCGGTTAGAAACTTGAGTGAATTTCTGCCTTGGGTGGGTGAAGGCGCGAGCGCAGACTTGTTCTCGAATGCTTATCCAGACGAAGTGAACCCGATGGAACAATTCAAAGCCTGACCGCCGTTAAAAACCCGCTGTCAACTTTCTTGACCTTCGCCAGCCTGATATTAACCACCATGTCTTGAAGCTCATCCCAGCACTCGCTGGACAAGGCATAGGTCAGGGCGTCGAATGGATGCTTGTGGGGAGAGTGAGTTGCGATGGTGCCATCCAGCTTGCCTTTTTTTATACCCTGAAACATTTCAATCAGCTTGGGGCAATGAACACCTGAAATAAGAATGCGCCCTTCGATAATCAGCTTGCGCAAAAGCCGGATGCGCTGACCGACTGAGCCACGCCCCTTGTCCACGCCTTTGAGCTTAATCCGGCCATCCGATTCCATGAACATTTCATCCGCCACGCTGCTTTGAGAAATGGACTGCTTTCGATTCAATGCGCTGGTGTCCGACCAATGACGCCATATGACGCCGGAAGCAGATGCTTGAGCTTCTAGCTCGTTCATCATCTGCAATTTCTCCGAGGTAAAGCTGGCGACGGATGTTTCTACGCCGATGTATGCCAGTTCGCGCAAGATTTTGAATTTAGAAACCGGCTTGTGGACGATTCCGGTCTTTGTCTGAACCTCTACATTCTCAATAATTTTCTCAATGAAGTATGAAACTGGGTTCATATAGCCCTCATCGTGTCCGGTGATAAGCTCGGTGCAATTTTCTTCTACCAGCAATTCCTCGTCCTCTGGGCAACAATGAATCGCCTTGCGGAAAATATCTGAGAACAACGCGCCCTTGGTGGATTTTACCCACATACCACGGATGTAACGATTATACTGGTCGGGGTCGTCGCGGTATGTGCTTTTAACCATGTTCTTGCGCGACTCTGAGATAAACGGGTTGTCATCCATGCTCCATTCTGTGACATGGAGACATTGCTGGATGTCTTTGTCCTCCTCATGGGCTTCTGACGATGTCCGCAATTCGTAAAAATATTTGAACAAGAAATGCTCCTCGCCGGAGTCAGGCGGGTTGGCGTCAATCAACAGCACATGCTCGTCGTCTGCCAGACCGCTGATGCGCAAAGCCATCATCAGCGTCTTGAGCGAGAGCGATTCTTTGAACTCGCCCGCTTCCGACCAGTAAATCATAGAGTAGTACCGGCCCTTGTAACGCTTTTCAACTTCCCGCTCATCATCCAACGTATCAAGTTCAATCTTGCTGATTCCGTGTGGCGGGATTTCCTCACCTTTTTCCAAAGCCTCGGCACCATATTTGTTAACCACCGAGCCAATCATCTTCTTGGTCGCACCGTGAATCTTTGGCTCCATGTACCACTGCATGCCGAATCCGCCAGCAATCCATTCGGGTAGGATTTTATCAATCAGTTCGCTCCAGATACCGGATGTTGCGGCGGTTCCAGACGTGTAGCAAAGCACCAAAACAGAGCCGTCTTTTGTATTCCAAAGGTGGTCGGCGATTGCGGCCATTGCGCCCTGCGTTTTTCCGCTTAACCGAGTTCCAAAGACGCCGATGAACTTCATGTGCCCCGTTTTGGCCCGACACAATTTCAATAAATCTTTCTGCTTTGGACTTAAGGTAGGCTCCCAAGCCGTTACGATTTGCTCCGCTATTACCTCTGGCGCAACTTCTTTCGTTTTGGCGGCTTTCTTGGCTGGCATAGTTTCCTGTTGCAATGTTCGTCGTATGAGGATATAAGTCAATCACCAACGCCAATTTTGGCATACTCTATCTAACTTATGGACGCTAATAAACTTGTGGTAAATGTGCCCGCTGAAATGCAGGCGGAAGTCGCTGGCTGGACAGATGGTGAATCCTATCCCGTCACCATCAAGCAAGTGGGAGCCGGAATGTTCGAGCTTGAATCTACGGGTGACACCGCCGAAGAAGCGGATGAGGTGCCCGAAGAAATCGCCGAAGGCCCGAACATTTCCAAGAATCCAGCCATCAATGCCGCCGCCGCCGCGATGGAGAAATAATCTGCTGTGATTTCCAAGAAGGTCATCAAGAAATACGGCCTCGACGCGGCCAGTTTGAAGAAGATTTTTACCGCTGACAAGCGGGACAAGCGGGTAGTCGCCCTGAATGACCTTTTGCGTGACCGTATTGTGGAGGGGCGCACCCGAAACCTGACCGACTACAAGATATGGGCGGCGGTGGACATTGCCTATGATGCACCGCTGAATCAAATCACCCCAACGCTCTGCCGGAACATCATTGAAACAGGTGGAAGCCAAGCCTCAATCATGAAGGCGATGAAGGCGTGGAACATCGAAAACGAAGTGTTGTTCTCGCCGATGCCCGCCACTGAAAGCGGTGAAAAGCGTTGGGCGTTGAATGAGCCGGTGTTTAACAAAATCCTTATCCCGTTCGTCCGTTCATATCTAACCATCCGGCTGGCCAAGATTTATAACGACCGGAACCTTTCCCCGCTGTTCGAGTATTCGCCGCGCATTTTTACCTCTGAGAACCGAGTTATCTGCCAGATTGTCACGGAAATCGTCGAATCCATATCAACCGAGTTCGGTTATTCAGCCATCTTGCGCGACTTCATTTTCAACGCCCTGATGTATTCCGTTTCCATCATGTTCCCCGTGGAATCGTGGACTAAGGACGTTCAAGAGGGCGATGACGGCGATGAAGTGGTTGAGCGTGAGGGCGTCCGCTACGTGGTGCCGCATGTCACCCGCACCTTCTATGACCTGACCTACCCACTGCATACCCTCAATACGGGTACAGGATGCTCCTACGCGGGTTATTGGACGATTATGCGGTGGGGAGACGTGGCATCGGACAAGTCTTACTGGAACCGTGATAACGTGCCGCATGGAACCAACTGGATGGACAAGTCCAACGTTGGTTATTTCAACTATTTCCAAGAAGTTTATCCCTGCTCCCTGAGTTTTCCAACCTCGACGCGGGCTAATCGGAATGACCGCGAATCCATGATAGCGCGGTACACCAAGAATGATTTCGACAGCGCATTTTTCGTTACCTACGTGTTCATGGAACTGGTTCCAGCCGACTGGGGGCTTGGCAAATATCCAAACAAGGTCTGGATGAAGTTCACCATGGGCGGCGACGATACAATCATGTTTGCCGAAGTCTGGACATACCGCCCCATGAGCTATATCGGCTACGATGCTGATTCGGGCCGTGGCCGCAACGCCAGCCTTGCTTTGGAAATCCTGCCGTTCCAAGACTTGTCGGGAAACATCTTCTCGAATTTCATCCTCTCAATTAAGCGCAATCTGGCGAACATCATTTTCTACAATACGGATGTCGTCGATGAGTCGGACATCACGAACATCAACAAGCGCAATAATGCGCAATACACACAGCTTAACTTTCTTGGGTTCAGCGGCATCAAGATGGAGCGGCAAGCCATCGGTGGAACCAATGCGCTGTTTCAAGAACTTAAGTTCCCGTTTGTTGACACCAATCAGATTTTGTCCGGCCTCACGACGACCATCGCCATGTTGGAACGATTGCTGGTGGTCGCACCGCAGGAAATCGGCGCATCCGCTTCCCATCAGCAGTCCAAGAAAGAAGTGGAAATCACGTCTGCCAATACAACCAACCGCGTGGCCTATACCGCCTCTTTTGTTGACGAGGGCATTGATGCTTTGAAGCGGCAAATATGGGAAGCGGTCAAGACCAACATGAGCGGCAAAGAAGTTGTCGCCACGATTCCATACGATATTCCGAATCTTGAGGACAATTTGAAGAAGCTGGGATTCACCATCGTCGAAAGCCAGATGCCCGACCATCCGAAGGTTGTGGTCAAGGGTAAGATTGACAAGCTGAACATCCTGCAACTGGTGGCCCGTCGTTCAGACGCAGACCGCCAGACTGATGCGCAGACCGCCACGGCCATGTTGACCGCTCTGGGCCAATTATCCACCAACCAATATCTGTCTCAAATCATCGACCCTGCATCGCTGGTCAAATTGTACGAGACAGCGGCCAAGTTCATGGGTGCCGATGATGATTTTGAAGTGCGCTTGAATAAAAACGCGGTCATGGGCAACCAGTTGATGCAGTCTATTGAGGAAATCAAGAAGCAGTTGCTTGACGTGGTGAACAAGCAGGTTGCCCAGCCCGCCGCCCAAGCGATTGCCGGTGTGGAGAAAAAGGTTGAGGAGAACGCCGCCGCAGTTCAGCAGCTTGTGGGCATACTTGAGAAATTGCAGCAACAGGCTCAACCGCAACCGCCGCCACAGCCCGCCTTGCCACCGACCTTTCCAACGCAGGGCCAGCCCACAATCCAATGACTCTAGAAAGCCGAGAGCTTACACAGGCCGAGGTGGAGAAATTCCACAAGTGGCTTGATAGTGACCAGTTTGAAATGATGGTCAAGATCGCCGAGTCCAAAGCCTTTGAGTCAGAGGTTAATGCCGCCAATGCGCTGATACAGGGAACTGAACCGGCCAACAATACAGCCCAGTACGAGGCCGCACAGTGCCGCATCGCTCGCGGGTTTGCCGCATTCCTTCGCCAATGCCGTTCGACCAAGAAATTTTCAATCCATAAAGCTGTCCCGTCCCTAACACCACATCCAACCAAATAACACCATGGCTACCGCAACCCCTGAACTCGACGCATCCAAACCCGCACAAGTCCCCGTTAAAGCTGGCGACTTGTTCCGGCGCATGACCAATACCCCGCCTAAAAAAGAATCCAAGGCTGATGAAAAGAAGCCGGAGGAAAAGGCTGCTGAAAAGTCTGATGACAAGGCAAAGCCAGCGGCCAAGGTGGAAGAAAAAGCACCCGCAAAGAAGATTGCCCCCAAGAAGTCTGCACCTGCCCCTGCGCAGACCATTGACACCGATGCGCTTTCAAAAGGCATTGTTGATGGACTCACCAAGGCGAGCAAGGTTGCGGAAAAGCCGGAGCCTAAAATTACCGATGGACTGACCGACAAGCAGAAGAAGAAAGTCGCCGTGTTGCAGAACATGGAAAAAGACGGCGGCAAGGGGTACGTGGATGCCTACGTTGGTGCCATCAAGAAGCTGGACACCTACAAGGCGGAATGGGAATCCAAGAATCGCGGCAAGGCTTTCAACATCGACGACGAGGAACATGACGACTTTGTTAAGGCGAATGATGTCATGCCTTGGGATGAAGATGAGTTTACCGAGGCCCGCATTAACATGGCGGCGGATGAGCGGGTCAAAAAGACCGTAGCTGAACATACCAAGCCGCTGGAGGACAAAATCAAAGCCAACGAATCCGAGCGCGAACGGACAGAGCGTGCGGCCAAAGAGGTTCCTTTGGTGATTGAGCATCAAGCCGCGACTGCCCGCGTGCTGTTCGATAAATTGGGCGAAGACTTCAAGGCCATTCTTAAGCCCAATGGCGACATCGACAAGGCGGCGGTGACAGAGGCTATCGCCCAGAATCCGATTTATAAAAAGGTTTTCCCCATCGCCATGGAGGTGGAGCAGTTCGCCGGTGAACTGATGCAGATTGCCCGTGGTCACAAACCGTTTGCGTTGACGCTGCCCAAGAATGCCACTGATGAGCAGCGTCAGGAGGTCAATGTCCATCGTCGAATTGTTGCCTTTGTAGACGAGCAGGAACACCGCATCAGTCATTTGCCGGACGAACAGCGCATCAATTCCGATGGCAAGGACTTCGCCACCGCCGATGAGTGGAACTCGCTTTCACCGGAACAACGCAAGAACCGCTGGCGTTTGAGCGAGAAAGATTTGTCCGCGCTTTACGCCTTTGACGGTGCGATTCGAGCCAAGAAAATCATCGCCGAGGAGGAGGAAATGGCACAAGAAGTGGGTAAAAAACGGGGCTATATCAAACCGGAAGATGGAAAAGCGGCAGGCGAAAAAAAGAACGATGCAAAAGTTGAGGCTGACAAAAAGCCCGCTGACAAAGGCGAAAAAGAAGAAGAAGTGAAAGCACCGGCTGGCGTTGCTGCGCCACGGATGGCCCGCAGCGACCGAGGGGCGGTTCAACCACAATCCACTTTGCTATCGCGGCACACTGGCGGAAGATAGTTTCATCAAGGGCGGGGACAATTAGTTCCGGCCCGACATGAAACTAAAATGGCAATCGCTAACGTAAACAATCTGTTCGGCAAATGTGCGCCGACCATCCGTACCAACATCGCCGAGTGCGGCTCGGTAACCCTGTGCGCCAATGTGAAGCCGGAGACGGCTGGCGACCTCGACGACATCTATACCAAGGACGGTGAATACCGGCTCTTGGAACATTTGTTCATGTCGCACTTTGAAATCAAAGCGTGCGGCGCGAAACAGATGTCGATGCGCGATTTCTTCATCGCCAACGCCAAGGTAACCCGCAAGGGAGAAATCAACTTCACGGCCAATGACCGCGCCCTTACCAAAGTGGTGCCGTTCATCATGGCCGAGCAGAAGAAGCCGATTAACAACGTCTTCTGGCGTTTCACAAACGGCTCTGCTTCCGGTGGCAATCTGGTTGGCCGCGTGGCCTCCGCGAGCGGTATTCCCGCCGATGTGCGCAGTTTCCCCGTTGGCTCCATCATGTTCCTTGATGGTCTGTCCAGCGGTGGTTACAAGACGTACACGCAATACACCGTGGCCTCAGCGACCGTCAGCAATGATGGCACGTACATAAACATCGTATTGACCCCGCAGAACACGGGTTCATTGTTCCCCACCGTCTCCAATCCGGCCCCGAACTTGGTAACCAAGGGCATCCTTCGCCGTGGCGTTATCAATGTCGGAAAGGCGGAAAGCTATTGCGATGACGAACCGGCTTACCGTAACGACAATTTGGTGCCGTTCTGGATGCAGGACACGCGCTGGACTTCCTGCAATTCCTCGCTCTACAACGAATGGCTTGGCCTCGTCCTTGAAGGCAACCCGCTCTATCGCGAGCGCATCTATATTCCCGAGAAAGAACGGATGCGCCAGATGGGTGAAGCGTTCGAGGACAAACTGTTCAACACGTTCTGGTATCAGAACCCGCTGAACAACCATCAGAACATTTATGATTACGAGCAGTTGCCCGAAATCACGAACTACCTGTCCGACACCGGCCTTGGCGTCGAGGGTGGTCGCTGCGTGGGCCGCAAGGCAAACGCGGTCGGTGTCCTGCCCCAACTCCGCGAGTGCGACCGCTGGTATGATGCTGGTGGTGCCCCGCTGAACATCTATTCCATCTTTGACGCGATTTACCAGTTGCGCCGTGTGCGGGCCGGTATCGGTTCGACCGCCCAGAACAAAATCGACGTGTTTATGGACAACATCACGGCGGAACAGTTCGAGAAGGCTTTCATCGGCTACCTCGGCATCCGTTACTCTGGTAAAGACCGTTATGATTTCATGATTAACGGGAAGAACGACGACCTTGGCTTGGCCTATCGCTCGTTCCAACTGGATGGACGCAACTACGGCGTCACGCTGAACATCATCACCGACTGGGCGTTTGATGACCAGATTTCCGAGAACTACGATGCGGGTCAGGCGAATGCCGGACGCACCATGATGTTCTTGGATTTGACCGGCATCTACATGAAGGTCATCGAATCCGGCAAGCAAATCAACCACACCGGAGACATCAAGGCTTTGGCGGCGGTTGACCCCCGTTTCTCCTGCGTGATTGAAACGGAAACCCGCGACACCACGTTGAACTGGTTGAAGTTCACGACCGTCGTTGAGTGCCCGCAGGCGAGTTTGGTCATCGACAACTTTAGCGATGCGGTTCCGGTGTACGATGCGGCGACCGCGCCCATCGGTTCACACCCGAACTACACGCCGGGCAATGTCGTGTCGCCCTACGCAGTCTAGTCCGAGGATTGAAAATTGGACTGGTGTTAGTCTCGTACTCGGCGTAGATTCGTCGGGTACGAGATTTCTAATTATATGGCTACTCAATACTTCAAGAAAGAAATGTTCAGCCGTCAAATCTTTGACAGCGGAAACCGGCCAATCCCGTGGGAAGAAGTTTTCGGCGACGAGGGGGTGGCACAAATGGGCGATGATGCCGACCCCGTGCTGCTGAAATCGCTTAATGACTATGCCGACAAACGCGTGGGTGGCGTCGTCAGAATCAGTCCTGAGATTTATGAAACCTTAAAAAAAAACGGGCCATCACCGAAATCAGGGCCGCGCTTAAACCCGTACAGCAAGATTCGGATTATCCCAAGCCAAATCTCCCAATTCCAAGAACCCAAGGGTGCAACGTCTGCGGCGGCGGTCGCCGCTAATGAAACCAATGAAACCGATGCCCCACCGACACCTGCGCAGTTCAAGGCGCGGACTCGGAAAATCAATGCGGAAAATCCGGT